GCAGTCTTTTGGGTGTTGATCCGCATACCGGCAGCGCGGGCAAGCTCAATGGAGAACGAGGATTTTTTCATGTCTTCATCACACTGCAGATAAATAACGTCTCTGTTGTGAGCCTTGTAATACTCAGCCGTTGCCGTCTTACCACTACCGGCAGGTGCGGTAAGCCATATCATTGCCCTTTCTTCCTGTGCCTCCTTCATCACAAAGTACACATCCTTGAAGGTGGGTGTTTCAACCAACTCCCAATCCGTACCGGTGGAAGGTGACACCTGTGAGCGCACCGACTTCCACATCGCATCGGAGATGTTTTCCCATTTGCCGTTTAAAATACTGGACACGGTGGATGGCGATACATTCTTAAGACTTACTGCAGCACTGTTTCGCGATCCATACTGCCGGCAATACTTTGCCAGCATGTCGGCGATTTCTTGTTTTTTTTCTTTTGATAAATCCATGTGTGTATGTGTTTTATGTGTGTTCGTTTTACAATTTATCGTACATTGCAAGCTCATCATAGGTCACATTGCTCAATTCCTTTTGATACTTTCCGATGTCCACCACCTCGGTATCCTTTTGCCCGGTGCGTGAGGCTGTCTCCGGCACATTTCCATGTTTGGCAATAATCTCTTCTATTGCCCTCTTGGAGATCCCCTTTGGCTTGGGCCTGCGAAGTCCGTTTTGTTCCAGGGCAACCCCAAATTCATGCTCCAGGCGAATGTTGTTAAGGTAGGTATCCACCCTTAGCTGTTCCTCCAGATTGAGTACGCGACGGATAAAGGAACTGCTCTCAAAGCTTGCCTCCTGGGTGGCGCGCTTAACACGTATGTACGGCGCTGCCTCGGTGACATACCTCGGTCCGGAGGCTGTTTGCTCATACAGCCTCACGCGGGTCATATCGTTAGGATCATACTGCACCAGGAACTGCCGGCCGATGTGTTTTTTTCTAAACTCCATATCCGGCATGCCAAACTCATCATACACATCGTATGCGTATGTCTTTTTGTTGACCTGTATCTCAATGCCGGAAGTTGTGAATGTGGAAGGACGGCGGGTGATAAGCCAAAACAGCTCTATCATATCCAGCCGGTCTAAAGGTGCAGCTTCAGGATTGATGCTCGAGCGATACATCTCTTTGCGCGGTATGCCGGTGGTCGGGTGCGGTTGCGAGTTCCATTCTTCCCTGAAGGCAGCATAAGCTTCTTTGAGTTCGTCGAGGGTAAAGAGTTTATCAGTATTTTCCATGATAAGATCCAAATTGGGACGGCTGTCCTCGGATCGTGCCGTAATGTTTGCTCCTGTGAAACGCCAGTCGCTTTTTAGTATCTGTTTTTGAAGCCGGCCGAAGACGCTCTCTATCAGTTTAGCCTGTGGCCGGTAGGGCGTTGTGGTTCTCTGTAAGCGGGCGATGGATTGCATAAATCCCAGGTTTGCGAGTTTTTTTGTCCCACCCTGATTGTCAACCACGATCTCAAACGGTCGAGCCTGGGCGTTCTCTACTGCCATGCGGTAGGCGTTGTATTGCGCCTCGTAATTCTCAGTGTCTGAGATGTGGCAGCCAAGCAACATCTCGCTGTAGGCATCAATCACCTCATATACCATGGTTGTTTTAACAACCAGCTTGCCGCCTTCGTAGGCCTTATAATAAAGGTTGAGTTTCGTACCGTCACCATACCAGAGAGCATCCCGGAAGGATGGAAGCTCGGTGCGGAACTTATAGCCGTATTTCTGGAACGCCTTGAGTTCACCATGGACAGCATCATACCAGCGCTGTTTGTTTTCCGGAGCATTCAGGTAGTTTGTCACCGACTCTACGGACAGAAGCTCCTTCCAGCCGTATTGCGGAGCTACGCGATTATAGTTGTCAAAAATATCTTCATCGGAGAGAACCGGTACCCTGCGCCTTTTTTGCATCACCAGGAACAAACCACCCTCAGCGGTGATTTTAATTGAATTTTGATTGCCAAGCTTGCCACTGATAAGGCAGGCATATCCTTCTTTTTTATATTCCCGGATCTTCACTTTCACCCGCGCAAAGGACTTTGGCAGCGTATGTCCCGGATTGTCGCGAAGCCTTTCTACCGTTCCTTCAACCGTATCCCAAACTCCTCCGGTGTTGTTCTTCAGGGCGGTGCGCAAAGACTTGCGCTTTTTCAAGATGTCAAGCAGACAATTCAACACTGATGCGTTTTGCACGTATTCCCTTTGAAATTCATCGGGAATGTGGTTTCCGTTCTCAAAGCGGTACTCGGCAAAAAACTGCACCGCCCGGCTGTCTGTAAATACTTCGTCTTTATGCATACTGTCCTCTATTACTTCGTAGGGATCTCCCCAGATCCTTTTAAACCGCTCCTTAAATCTTAATGGCAAACTCTCATAAGCGATTAATGCTTCGTTGCCCAAACCTTTTCCAGCACGTAACATTTGTATTTTTTTCTCACGAACACACTTCTTATAATTACTCACAGTTATCACCGTCATACCTGCTGCATCCTTCGATGCCTGTGGGTTCGGCTCGGTGAGCTCTCTAAATGTTACTGCAAGTTGCCCGTTATACCATTCCATTTGTTTGCCTTTTTTGTTCCCGCCGGAGGCTCGAACTCCGGCGCTTGCCTATCGGGATAATTGATCAATCTGTTAAGCAATGTTCTACCAGCACCGGAACTATTATACCCACAATTTGTTTCACTTCTATCCGCTCATCCATACCGACGGTGAGAGCTTTTACTTTTTCTTGATATTCGCTTTCGTTGTCGGCGATGATTGTTACTGCCTGTTTTAGATTTATGCTAAAAGTTGCTTTACACATGGTTAGTAATTCTTTAATTTTTGTTTTTAAAAGTGACTTAATTTTGAAACTTCTCTTCAAATTTTTTAAACATACCGCGCTTGTGCGCTGCAATTAGAACCACGGATGATATCACAAACCATCCGACAAATGCCATTACAATCCATAATGCCGTACTTTCAGTATTCACCGAAAGCAAGCAAAAAGACAATACCCAGTTGATGATGATTAAATTTGCTTTCATGATTTTTCTTTTTACATGTATTTTTTTCTAAAAATCTCACGCACTTTTTCGGCTTTCACGCCGTTTGTGTTGTTCCGCAAAGCCCTTGTAATCGTTGTTCGGCTATATCCGGTTAATTTTGCGATCTCGGTGACGCACCCGTGCGGTGCCAGATTAATCTCTTTTTTGTTTTTTTGTTCCATTTTTTCCAACTAATTTTGTTGCGATTGTTCATTTGAATAGTACCTGCAAATTAAAGACAAAATTTTGACACTACAAAATATTATGGACAAAAATTTGACTATAAAAGAAAGATTTTTGCGATTTGCTGATACTCAAGGGATTAGTAAGGTGGATTTTTATAAGGAAATTGGCGCTGCAGCTTCTAATTTTAAAGGTGTTGGAATGAAAAGCGAAATAGGAAGCGACAAAATAGTCAATTTTTTGTCCTCTTATCCGGAAGTTTCAGCAGATTGGCTGCTTACTGGCAAAGGTGATATGTTTAAAGAACAACACAAGATACCAGTGGCGATTAAATCCAACAACTTGCAAGAAGGGATTCCATTAATTCCATTAGATGCAATGGCGGGTTTTTGTCGCGGTGAGATGCAAGTAATGGAACATGAGTGCGAAAAGTATGTGATCCCGGCATTTCGTGAAGCTGAGTTTCTTATTCCGGTCAAAGGTTCCAGCATGTATCCGAAATACAGTTCCGGCGATATAGTGGCTTGTAAAAAATTATCGCTAACGGATATATTCTTTCAATGGAATAAAGTATATGTATTAGATACTGATCAAGGCGCACTAATTAAGAGGGTAAAAAAGGGGAAAGATGATGATCATATTCTCCTTGTAAGTGAAAATGAAAAATATGATCCGTTTGAATTAAACATAAACCAGCTTCACGCTATTGCTATTGTTATTGGTGTGATCCGGTTGGAGTAAGCGTGTAAATCACTCTTATTTTCACAAAAACACTACCCCGGGACTAAAAAAGCGCTGTGTATATGCCTCACTGCCGGGTGTACACTTTTGAATGATAAAGCTTCCAAGTCCATATTTTTCTATAGCGGCATAATAAGCATCCTCTTCTTTATCAAAAGCATCCATCACGGAGTAGTCCTTTATAATAAGGTGTTTTCCGTTATATTTTTTTACTAATTCTGCCTGATGGTCCAAATACCATTGAAATAATTCTCTATTCATTCAAAATACTGGTAAATATTACTGCATCAAAAATTTGTTAGCCTCACCTATACAGGTCACTATGTTACTGTCAATTGAAAAACTGTTATTTCCCCTTGGTTTTATAACTCCTCTACTTACAAGTTCGTCGAAGCGTTTGGCAGCCATTTCATAACTCTTTTTGCTGTCATTTTCTTTAATGTTTGTTTGATGATGAAAAACCATACATATAAATGTTAAAATACAGGATAAATATCAGCACAAAAACATCACGCACACACATTTTACACGTTATTTTTCCACAAATATACACATATATGTTTATAAATCAGTACGTTAAATAATCTTAAAATCGAAAATTACCCCCAAAAAAGTGGCAGTTTCCCCCCTCTTATCGCCCAAATTAATGCATTTTTGCCCCTTTTTTTGGCAGTTTCCCCCCTCTTATAGGGTCAAAAAAGTGTTAAAAAGTATCCCTAAACTCACACTTTTTTTCAAAAACAAAGGTATCCCTAAAGGTATCCCTAAGGGTATCCCTAAACCCATTTTTAACATATTCTTTTTGTGCCGGGATTTGGTGTTTTTATAGGCTGTTTTGTGTCGTTTTTTGTCTATTTGCAGGTATTTTTCCGGTCCGTTTTGCTCCCGTGTGTAAATTCATAACAAAACATCAAACACAGCCATTACAGGGCGTTTGTAGGGCTTTTATATGCTATTTATATGCCGTTTATGTGCCGTTTTTACAGGTAAATTAAACTAAATCTGCAAATAACCCTGCAAACCCTGCAAAAAATTAAACTAATACTTAACTAAAATATAAGAAGATACATTTCGTTTTTTCCCGGCATTCCGTTAAGTGGCTGTTTTACTGTCTGTTGTAAAATTGGAAAAAGTACGTTTGGTTTTTAGCCCCGTACTTTTAAATTTGCATGAAAGAAAAAAAATGGGTATAATTATCACTTTCACTTTCTTGCATACACCGACACAGTAACCAACAATATTGAAGCATACAACATGTCTAAAGAAATTGCTACAACCCCTTTGATGAAACAATATTTCAACATTAAGTCGAAACACCCGGATGCTATTTTGTTGTTTCGTTGTGGTGATTTTTATGAAACATTTTCCGAAGATGCCATCATTGCTTCCGAAATTTTGGGCATCACTTTAACACGTCGTGCCAACGGCGCCGCAAAATCTGTAGAATTAGCGG